GCCACTACGAACCCTCTTAAGGAATTCTTCAGTGACGAGGTTATGAAGTTCATTAAACTTCTCTTCTTTGGCTTTAGCCATTTTTCTTCTCTGCTTTTTTCTTAGCTTCTTGTCTTTCTCTTATTGATTTGGTTGTTGAACCATCCTCATTGTAAGTTGTAGCCATTAGCTTAGTAGTTTCTTTTTAACAATTTCTAATGCTTGGTCATCTAATTTATTGTCAGTTCTAGCAACGTATGCTTCTAGTAGATCAACTACGAGCTTCTTTACTGAGTCTGACTTCAAGAAGGCGAAAAGGATGGGCTTGATAATTAGGATCATTATTCTTCAGTGGTTTTTTTGGATGTTTTTTTCTTAGCTGGCTTATTAGCAGCTTCGTTTTCAATGATGCGTGAAGTTTTCACTTCAGGTTTTAGGTCATTAGGACCGTCAAGATTAGGAGTTGTGTCTCCTCTTTCTAGAGTTAATGAACTCATTTTTCACATATTTCTTTAGGTTTACTGAATGGCTTATGCCACGGTTTAGGTAGAGTTGTGCATTTCATTACACTTCTTTTAGCTTCTTCCCATTTTGAAATAGGAATGACATCGCTACACATATGACCGATATCAGAATTAGGCATTAGCATAAATCCTTTCTGTTGTAATTCTGCACACTTAAGGACTCTAACTAATTCATAATCTAATCTCATTTTTTCTTCTTGTCTAGCTGCTATACTACGACATCTATTTAGACCTTCACGGTCTAGAGGTATCATAAAGTTAATTTGACCTCCCCAGTTCTCTCCTAGAGTATAGCTAGAGGGTCTCATTCCATCTTCATCTATATCATATGGTTTAGTATGATTTCCCATATAGAATGGAGAGAATGTCATTGTAGCTCCATTACAGCTAATATTAGGACCATAATGCTGTCTAGACGGTGCTCCATTATTCTGGAATTGCACTGCTTGATTAGTTACATTACCTGTCGCAGCTGCAACTGGATTAGATACATTGTTTTCTTCTGCTCTTGCTGGAGTTATTGAGAGAAGACTGATAAGGATACCGTAGTAGAAGTAGTGTCGATTTCTCTTTCTATTTCTGTTACTGACAGTACCTGACTGGCTGCTCTTGTTACTATTTCTAGCTCGAATGGATCTCCAGCTGTGTGTAAAGTGAATATTGAATCTGAATCGGCTATACCTCCTGATGAGGCTGATGTATGGGTTATATTTTCCCCAGTCCATTTGTTTAATGCTGACCCATATGTTGTAGTTGTTATTTCTTCGACTATTTCTTGAGTCGTTGTTGTTGTACTGTTCATCGACCCCTGAGTAAAGTTGGGGGTGACTAATTCTGCTCTCGCTACCGTGGGTGATGTCAGTAGGAAGAGTAAAAACCATTTCTTCATTCTTCCTTTTTCTTTGCCATTGGACATTCAACTGGTGTTCCATTACCAGAATTCTTACTACCAGTGGTCAAGCCGAAAGTTGCAAGTGCTCCCGTAAACACACTGGCAACGAACGTGATATCTGAGTTCCCAGCTTTCTTGATCATTGGTAATTCTACATAGTTCATGGTTATAATAAAACCAGACCAAACTACTACGCCAAGTCTGACAAATGTACCAAGAACTTCTATTTGGTGTTCTTTATCCTCGGCTACTTCTTTGAGTTTTCCGAGGAGTCCTTTTTTCTTTTCTCCTTCCATTTATCAATCTTACCTTGTAGGAATTTTTGTAGTTTCTTTTTTATTTGATCAAAGAAAGGTGTAGCTAAGGTGGTAGTTGCTACAGCTGCCACAGCTGCATATGTAGCAGTTGCTACTACTTCTGCAGTTGGTAAAGGCATCTGTATATCTAATACAGGGATCTGTACTTTAGGTGGAGGGGGTGGCGACTCTTCCTTTGTTTCCTCTTTCTTTACCCCTTCAGGAGCCTCCAGATCGCTTGGAGGGATCACCATAGGTGTATAGCCTGGAACTCGAGCTGTAGGTGGTTTAAACTCGATTTCCATTGTAGGTAGAGATTTAGGAACAGTAGGTACCCTTATTTTACCAAGGTTTGCCGACACCTGTTGTTGGAGTCTTCTGCTCGTTTACACCGTTCTCTACAGCTGCTTCAATTGCAGCTACAGTACCAGCTTTATCTGCATCTAGTTTAGCTTTGACCCAACCAAGAACTGTCTCTTCTGTAAGGTCAGCATAAGGTACTAGAGTGTCAGGCTTTGGAAGATCTACTTCACCAGTAGCTCTGAATTTGTAGGTACCATCTTCGCCATTAACACGATAGATGACTTTATTTACATACCCGTCTGCTAGTTCACGCTGAAGGGTGTTTACTTGCCAAGTTTTTGTTGCCATTGTTATTAAGGTTTGTTTGCTATTAAGAATGCTTTATAGTCTGCTTTGACTTGTGTAGTCCACGCAGCATTGCATATTGCTTGTACGTCTGCATCTTCTCCACTGATGTCTGTATCAACTAGGTTATCACTTGCATCAAGTGTTCCAGGTGTTAATACTTTTCTATGAAAAGAACGAGTAAGTTCTGCACCATCTTCTTTTATGATGGTTGCAGTTCTTACTTGAATGTTCCATTTGTTAACGACTTCTATTTTATCGTTCTCTTGTGTTTTTGTTATTGCCATTTAGGATTAATCTCCGATTAAAACAGGTTTATGGCTTAGTTTAAAGACTTGCTAACGGTCTAGATAATCAAAAGTTTTTTAAAAGATTAAGCTCCATCGATTTCGTAGCAACCATCTACTTTTACAAAAGCAGAACTGATGTTAACACTAGAAACAGCAACATCCGTATAGTTATTACCATTACCAGCATTTATAACATAAAATTCGATATGTTCACTCTGGTTTAACTGTGTCGCAATACCATGTTGTCCTGCTGACGCATTGAATCCAGAAATCCAAAAAGAAGTACAAGCTACTGGTGATTCACTACGAACTGCAAATGGTAAACCAGTTATACGGAAATTTCCGCTAGTAGTACCACTATGAGAATCTGCATTAAGAACTATAGTAAACCATACCCGATTACCTACTCTTGTATATCTACCAATTTGAGTAGCATAACCGAAAGTACCTGTAGCACTATGACCACCAAATCCAGGTGTAAATGTACCTTCTTCATAGTCGTCAAGAGCATTCGCCGCTGCTGTATCGCCGTTAAAGGTTATACCTCCAGCAGGTAACAATGTTAATTTTGTCGCTGGCGTACCTCCACCAGTACCAAGTTTTAAATTTACTCTTCCATTTTCTCCATCATTTTCAATAATAAATCCTTGGTTTTCACTAGAACCGTTAGTCCCATCTATTTGTAATTCACGTTTTGCATCAGCACCACTAGCAGAAATTTTTGCGTTTCCAGCACTTGTTATTCTAAACCTTTCAGTAATATCTCCATCGCTACCATTAGCTGTTGTGTCAACATTTGCAGAAGTTGAAAAGACTAAATCACCAGGAGCTAATGTTCCAGCAGTTCTATCTACTCCAATCTTTGCCATAACACCAGCATCATTCTCATTCCACCATTCAATCCTTCCTACCTGTTCTCCAGTAGCTGAAGAAGGTGCTTTAAAATGAAGTTCTCCTTGAGTTTCTACTCCTTCGCTAGTTGTCTCAAACTTTTTACTGTTGTCGTAATAGAGTTCTACATTTCCAGCACCATGAGCTTCAATATTTACTTCATTAGCACCATCGGCATAGTTTAAAACTTTAAATGAACCATCCGAATGAGCCTGTACTCTCCACTGGTCAGCGTTATCATCACCTTCATCAGCATAGAAAAATAGATTAGCATCGCCTCCTTCTGTACCTCGAACAATTGCTCCGCCTCCAGTCGTCTCAAAAGTTTTTACGTTGTCGTAATAGAGTTCTACGGCTCCGTCTGGAATGAAACGAGCCATATTTTCAGTACCACCTTTAGTGATCGTTATATTCCCAGCATTTTCTAGTTGTAGAGTTCCAGTAGTATTTGAGATGAAAGAATGAGAACCTGAATGGTAGATTTGCAGATCATCACCAGTTCCGAAAACAGCTTTACCGTTATCTTTAATAGATAAACTGACTCCTGAAGTGTTTGGAAGAACTAATTGTCCTTGTATTCTTGTACCCGAACTTTCCGTATTTAGCTTCAATACGTTGTCGTAATAGAGTTCTACACCTCCATTATCATCACAATGTATATAATTTTCATCACCAGCGGCATTATGTAATCTTATACCAGAACCTTTAAGTAATAATCTTCCTGTACCAGTGTCAGCAATATATGAGTTAGATCCATCATGATAGAGTTCTAGATCATCTCCAGTTCCCAAGGTTATCTTTGCATCATCTCCAATAGATATAGCTTGACCTGACGTTTGGTTTGAACTTAATATACCTGTTATTGCAACGCCCGAACTTGTTGTAGCAAGTTTCGCTACATTGTTATGGTATAAAGTTACAGCACCATCTTCACTAAAGAAAGCAACATTTTCATTGCCAGCAGCATTTTCAATACTAAGAGCATCACTTTGTATTCTCAGCTGTCCAGTACCAGAATCTGTTATATATGAATGAGATCCATCATGGTAGATTTCTAAATCATTACCTGTTCCAAACCTAATTTTTTCGCTATCTAAGAGGTCGATTGGAGTTTTCAACCCTCTGTCATCAATTGTTGTTAATGCCATAGTTATTTAGCCTCCAATGCGGCGACTTTAGTTTCTAGTGTTTCTATTTTTGTTATTGCTTCTTGTAAAGCAGCAGTTAATAAAGGTACAAGTTTTGATTGATCTATTGTCTGATATATAGGGTCACCTTTTTTGACACCTTTATCCTCATTATCTTCTGGTTCTACAGCATCTTTTGTACCCCAGACTGCTTCTGGAACTGCTGTAACTTCATGAGCAAGGAAACCATCTCTTGTTACAGAAGGTTCTGTTTTAAAGTTAAATCTATACGGTTTAAGTGTCTTTAATCTAGTTATACCGTCTGTTAAATTAACAACATTTTCTTTTCTTCTATAGTCAGATGAAGTATTATATGATGTGCCACCACTATTAAAAGTGATATTTCCAACTTCTGTCTGTGCAGACATTGTTCTAAATGCTGTATAACCGCCAGTTGCTATACCCTTAGCGGTAAACATAACATCATTTCTTCTACAAACAACGTGTCCACTTTCTCGTATGACAACACCAGCATCTGTACCAGCAGTACCACCTTCATCATCATTAGTAGTTCCAACGAGAAGGTGTCCACTTGAATTTATACGTGCCCATTCATTATTACTTGTATCATTAAATGAAACCCTAGAACTTTTAAGTATTAAAGAACCTGTACCAGTATCATCAATGTATGAGTTCGATCCATCATGATATATTTCTAGGTCATCATCATTTCCCCAGTTTGATTTTTTATTATCCTGCATATCAATAACATCAGCCCTAAACGTACCACCAACAAACACGCCATACGAGGTGGTTTCTAGCTTGAGTGAGTTATCGTAATAGAGTTCTACGGCTCCGTCAGTAGCACAGGTAATCATATTTTCAGAACTACCTGAAATTAATTGAATACCATTACCATTATATGTTCTGATTTTTAAATCACCTGTTCCAGTATCGTCGATGAAAGAATCCGATCCATCATGGTAGATTTGTAGATCATCTCCATCTCCGAATACAGCTTTAACAGAGTCATAAAATTTTAAATAATTAGCTGATTCATCAAACCATATATCTTTTCCAGTATTAACTTGGTTATCAAGCCATAAATCACCTTTAACTGTAACAC